ATGGAAAATCGGCTTAACACCAGCTGCGACATTAGCTTTACTTTGAATAATCAGCGCATCAAAAAAGATGGAACTGCGACTATTTACATCAAAATCAAAGTGCAAAAAGAGGTTCCTATTAAAATTCCCCTGCCAATTTCCTGGCCCCCAGATAAATTTGATAGAAAAAAGCAGCAGCTTAAACCTAGGTTCGAAGGCGATGAGGATCTTGTGGCATTTTCTGCCATCATGGATGGTGAACGATCCAAATACTGGAGAGTAGTTAAGCGATACCTCCTGGATGAAAAATTTTTCACTGTTGACGATATCGTCGATGGTGTCGCAATCTTGACCACAGGTAAAACAATTGCCAACTATATCGATATCCGTTCAAAACAGAAGGAACGTGAGAAAGAAATAAAAAACCACACTGGTGATAACCATCGGGCAACTGCTAACAGTATTAGGTTCTATAAAAAAGTTGATCCGGATATTACTGAAATTGGTAAAAAATGGATTGACAGGTATCTGTTCTGGCTTATGCAGTCGATGACCTACGCGGCTGCATGGACACACGTTAAAAATGTAAGAACCTATATTAATGATGCAAAAAAGCGTGGCTTAACAATTAATGAAACTTTCGCTCAGCATCAATTAGCAAAACCGGAGTCAGATCCAGTTTATCTTGACCGTGACGAGCTGGAGAAATTACTCAACCTGTACAATGATCCTTTTACCTCCGAAGAAAACCACGACTGCATTAGATCATTTCTTTTTGCCTGTTTTACCGGGATGAGGATTTCAGATCTCAAAAGATTTGATTCTACCTGGATCATAGATGGTGAAATTGTATTTACTCCTGTTAAAGTTAGAATTACTGAAAAAAGGAACCAGCAGATTAAGATACCGGTAGTACCGGTTGCAGAACAGTTCTTGAAAAACTTAAATGGACGTAAATTAGTTATCAGAAGTGAGCAAAAATTTAATGAACGCTTAAAAACCATTGCCTCTCTTGCTGGAATTAACAAGAAAATAACAACACATGTGGCCAGGCATACATTCGGAACAATGCTTGCTGTTAATGGCACTCCTGTGGTAATAATTTCAAAGCTTCTAGGGCATAAAACTTTGAAGAGCACAATGGTTTACATCCATATTGCCGAAAAAGTTAAACAGCTTGAGATGCTAAGGCTGCAGAGTGCATTCTCACAATTCACCGTACATCGGAATACAGCCTAATCTTAAACGTTTTTTATTTCCCTTAACACCCTCGCATGCTCTTCAAGCAAGGCAATGTATTTGCTTTGCATTTCAATGAGCTGATCCCTGAGGCTAACTTCCTTATAAGAAGCATAAACGCCTTCAGGTTCTTCCACCAAATACTCCGGTGCTTTTTTTAATTCTGGAAAATAAAACCCAAAGTCTACCCTGATTGCCTTACCTATGGCAATTATGTACTTAACTTCTATCTCCTCTTGAGATAGAATATTATCTAACCAGGTTCTAGATTTTCCAACGGTTGTAGAGATTGCAACTTTTGGGATTTTGCTCTTAGTAACCTCATTCTTTACGATATCGCCAACCTTTATTTTCATTAATGCAAAGTTATATGTCAACTATTTTAAATTTATTTACAAAAAAGTTTGCATAAGTGTAAACAAGTTTGCACATTTGATTCAAAGTTTGCGAAAACGCAAACATTTATCAATCACCTTTAAGTGTGAATTATGTCGATACGATTAGAAGTAAAAAAAAACATACAGCAGTTTTTGCCCTATGGTGCACTCTCTAAAATAAAGAGAAAATTGGCTGAGAAGGATATCTCAGTGAGTGTCAGTCATGTTAGAAATGTTTTAAGCCCATATACTGATAAATGGGATGCAAATGTAATTGCCGAAGCGCAAGAGATTGTGATTGCGATCCAGAAATCGGAGATAACAGCACAAGAAAATATTGTATGAATACTACGCTCTTCCCTGCTGGTTTGAATGACTTAAGCTTTGAACTTTACATACGGGCTAATGAGATCTATGCATTGCATAACGGAGGAACGCTCACTTATAACAATTTCCCTCCGGCCCTTTATACCCTGATCGATCAAGTAATCAGCTTAAGACCAAAAGCAGTGTGGGCACTAAATCATTTGGAGATAATTGATGAGCACGAAAGACGAAAGAAGTTTATCAGTTGTAACATGGCAAATTTTGATTTTACAGCCGATGTAAGCGCATGCTTGTCACGCTTTACAACAGAATATGTGCCTTGTGATTTTAGAGGTGGTTTATGCTCAGTTGAGGGGAAGTTATGTGAAGGTATTGATGCCCCAAACGGGAAACTTTCTTTAAGGGATTTAAAAATTATGGCCATGATTAGAAACGGCCTTTACGACAAAGAGATATCGGATGCACTTTGTATTGCCGATGATACTTTGAAAACTACTAAACGGAAAATCCAGCAAAGGCTGGGCGTGCAGCGAAAAGCAGGTATAGCAAATGCCGCTGCAGTATTACAGATTAGCTAATTTTTATAAACTATGATAGTCGCACAATTAATGTCAGGTGGAGCTGGCGCTGTGCAAGCTAAGTTCCTCTTTGAAGGTGGTAAGGAATTGACCACCGGTAATTTTAAAAGTATTGATGAGGTTGCTCTCAAGGTGAATTTCTTAAATAGGGATCATATGGTCGGGATACTCGTTAAGTGGTTAAAACAACGCCATTATGCCATGGGTAATTCTGATAACAGAGAATACCCCATGTATCTAGTGAAAGTTGTAGAATGGCACAAAGATGTTCCTTTTAAGGAATTTATGAGGGTCATTCGGGAGAACCGCAGAGCCTTATCGTTTTGCATTCCTGGAGTAAACTCCAGATGCTACAATTATTACAACAATGAAATTAAGCCATGGTTAAATCATTGCCTTGGCGTAACAGGTGATTAGTTCTTATAACGGTGCTTAGGGATGAGTTCACCGGTAGCCTAAACGTATAACACCGTACGTGAGCGGCAAAAAGTCTCCTAAAAGTTTTGGGAGGAGACTTTTAAAAAATTAAGGATCACTACCTGAAAAGTTCTTATACAGCCTAATCGTGAATGGCAATGTTTTTATCAATTATCCGTGCCTCGTATCCCTTTTGGGTGCGGGGTTCCGGTGGTAGGAAGCAAAATTTAACGCTATGAAATTGAAGAAAAAAATTATCTCCTTGATTAAGGAGTCTGGTCTTGAAAATAAGGAAGTGGTTTCTATCCTTGATGAGATACGCAAGAATTACCATAACCGTAAAAATATTGGTGATAAGACTATCTCTGAAAAAGATCTTTCAACTATGGTAGCCAATATTTTCAGAAAAAATTATCCCCTTTCCAAAGATAAGAAGTATGTTTTTTACCAAGGTGGGTGGCGAAAGCTATATGGCGCAGCGCCCGACCGTTACATTGTTTACCTCAAATCAAATACCCCGGTCACATTTAAAAAGAAATAGTAAGATGCCCCGCCCTGAAATACAGGCGGGGTTTTGGGGTGAGAGCGTTAATTTAGAAAGCCTCGTAGCCCGACACCTATCAAGGTTCGGGCTTGAGGTGGTGAGAGCGTTAATTTAGATTCTGGGGTTGAGCGAAAGTTCCCCCAGGCTAAAACCTCAACATTAAACAAACTAATTTTTCTGATATGGACGAAATACCAGCCTAACAAAGTTAAAGCAGAAATTCTGATGCTAGATGCTGTCGTTTTACCTCCAATTATACTTAATCAAATTAGCCACCTCATTAATTACCATAAACTGTTGCATCATGAAAACAACCAAACAACCACTGATAGTTGAAATATTTGAATGGATTTCTTTTTTCATTAAAGCCGGTGCAGTAATCGCGTTGATCTATTTTTTCACAATAGGCATATACAAGGCAATATCTGTCGCTGAGAAGCATAATTATCCGAACCAACAGAATGCTAATAAATAAGTCTGATTAACGTATTTCCAATGAACCAAAGATCAGAAATTGAACAAATCATTATTTCGGCGATTATTTATGCTGATGCATTCCCAACGGCAGCATCAATACTTGGCACTAAGCATTTTCAGAACGTCAATTACGCCTTAATTTTTGAAACAGCAAACTCGCTCTACCCAACCATTCCAATAAACTTAGTTACTGTTCGTAATAAGCTTCAAGTTACGGCTCCGGATCAGGTCACTGGCCTAAGCCAGGAAATGGCGAAACTAGGGTTAAGGTTGATAGGATGTAACCAAGTCCGATATATGTGCCTTCTATTACTTGAAATTAATATAAAAGAAGGTTTTCAAAAAGAACTGCATCGATGGCGCAACTCCAGGCTAGAGGAGAGCAGCAGTGTAGAAACAGCAGTACTCACAGAAATTATCGAACTGTTAAATGTTCCCGATATCGATATTCTTTCCGTCATCGAGGAGGCGATTAAATATTTTGACATCCAGGATATGAAAACAGAATATCAGGAGGGCAAGCAGTTTAACCAGGCGATTGCTCTAAAGGCAAGCAAGATCCGGCGAACAGTTACACTTGACACTGCATTAAGTGCAGCCTATAAAATTGTTGATACCAGCCATGAGGTTAAACAAATATGCGAGAAACTGATCAGTGCTGTAAACTACATGATCGTCACCAACCAAATCAAATCAGAATATATTAAAGCCGCCGACCTACTATAAATAACTTAATGGGATTTACCGATTTTTTTAACAGCAAATCTGCAGTCAGTACAGCTTCAACCGAAGATATTCAGGCTGAGCTGCAGAAGAGACAAGGCCCCGAAAACCGTTTTCCATTAGAAATTTTTCACAAGAACATCAAACCATTTGTTTCAGAGTTGCATATTAAATACGACATACCGGCATCTTATGTAGGGCTATCAATGATGATGGCTTACAGCACCGCGATCGGAACATCCTACGCCGTTTCTCGGAATGGATCCGATCGCATGACCCTATCGATCTGGGGTTGCATGAATGGAATATCATCTTCAGGGAAAAGCTTTGCCCTAGATATGTGCCTCAAACCCCTTAACGAAATACAGGATGAGTTCGATGCTGTTTGGACCTCTCAGACTACGGGAATGACTGATGAGCGGCGACAGGGACTTAAAATAGACACTGTAATTTATAGAGATGCGCATATTCCTACACTAATTCGGCACATAATGCCGGTAAATCCAAAAGGTGTACTCAAAGAAAGTGATGAAATTTTAGAGTGGATCAATGGTCTGAACTCGATCGGTAAAAAAGAAAGTACCGATGAACAATTTTGGCTCAGTGCATGGAATGGCCGTAAATATTCTGCAGTAAGATCCTCAAACATGAAGATCAATATACCGAAAGTTTTTACAAACATCATCGGTGGTATTCAACCAAAGTTGCTGTACAAACTCTTCAAAAATGAGCGTGGGGATTCGGGCTTTATTTTTCGTGTGCTTTTTGCCTGTCCTGAAACATTTAAGATTGCCCGGCCTATCCCTGGCTACGACATTCCATACGAGTTCAAACAGATACATGCGGATTCAATTAAACGGCTCTATAACAGTTTACCTGTGCAGGATGGATATGATGAACCAAAGGTATGCCTTGTAACATCAGCAGCTACCGATCTAATGGTTAAATGGGAAGATAAAAAGATTAATGTTATTAACGAGATAAAGGATGTAAACGAAATGAACATTCATTCCGGTATCCTGGGCAAAATGAAAGAGTATACTTATCGTTTTGCAGGAATTTTAGCAATTACAGATAAGGTTTACGAAATGAAGCCAATGGATTCTTTCCCTGACCGGCTCCATATTACCGAGGATCTCATGAGAAGGGCTTTGAAATTAGCTGATTATTTCTATAAATCAGCTGTTGATGTCTATGAGATCGTAGATAATTCAATAACCGCTCCATTACATATTATGCAGATGGCAACCATGTTCAAACTCGGTAAAAGTTATAGTCAGATGGCTGAATACATCCTAAAAGATAAAACTAAAAAAAGCAGTATGCATCGAATGCTTCAGAAGGCAATGAAGGAATATCCAAAAGTTTTTGGTGCAGTCAATAATACAAATTAGAAGATGGTACTATGAATACTTTAGAAAACATAATGCTGCAGCTGGAGACCGCCAATCAACGTATTGAAGCTTTGCAGACAGCTCTCGAGAAGGAGAGAGCTGCACATCTCCAAACACAATCAAAATTACCAAGGATTGAGCGCGGACTTAATAAAGCCAATCAGTTCATATTTGATATGAAAATTGCATTAAATAATGCTGATCAGACCTATCAGGGATCCGCGGATCTATTCAGTAGCATTATGGCTCCAATATTTCCAAGCAAAAGCGCCCAGACACTGGCAGAGCTTTACAATTCAGGTAAAAGTTACAGCCAGATGGCTGCACTTATTCTGAACGATAAAAATAAAAAAAGCACTATTCATCGAGCGGTAAATGAAGCAAAAAAAACACATCCTGAACTATTCATCACGAAATAATTAAAACATGGAACGGAACGATTTAAGTAAAAACTATCTAATTAGCGCAAAAACAGGGTTTTATGTCGGGTTTTGCCGTTCCATATCGTTTTGCATACCCCATTTAAATGTATTTAAACGATGTTTTACCGTTCCGCACCTTTCAACGAAGTGCGTTCCTATTTGTGTAACCTCACTACTACTGATTATCAGTATGTTAAATCAATAAATAGAACGATATGGAACGCCTTAATAGCTTGTAAATGCCTGTTTAATAACGCTATACATTGATTAAAACGAAAACGTACCGTTCCACAATAAAATAAAAAAAATGAAGAGATATGATGTAATTGATCTTTCCAAGTTATCTAAAGGTGACTGCTTCTATAAACTGGATGATGGGAAGAAAAAAAGCTATGCTTTAATACAACATGGAGCAGCAGAAAACGAATATGTTGCGGTTCCATCGGAGTTCTACGGCAACCGATTTCAAAATCAAAAAACAGAAAAAATAAACGAGGATATCAAGGTGGTATACCTCAGATCAATTAAATAAATAAAATCAATGAGAGGAATACTTCTAATCGTAGCACTGGCGATAATAGTTATCGTGGCCAGCAATTAATCTAAAACTAAAATTAAAATCAAAACGAAAATGGAAAATTTAAAATTTAATCAGCAAATCGAAAAGGTTGGAGAGCTTTACGAGAAAGCTAAGGATCAAATGATCAGGCTTGATGTCCCTCCTGGTATGCATGGTGAACAGAACGCTTTATTTCTGGGACTACAAGAATTACGGAATATTGCATGCACAGCTTTGCAACAGACAGAAGCATTAACTCAAGAATTAAACACCGAGCACAGTGAAGCCATTAGGTTGATCAATGCTGAACGGCTGCGAATTCTTTCCCTTGGTTTAACGCCAGAGCACGACCAGAAATATCTAAAAGGTGAACTTCCGGAAGCGGCAATATCCTATTTGCTATCGGGGACTTTTGAGGATGGTCCAAATTTGCCAAGTAATTGGCCTTTTGATTCGGACACATTTAAACCATCCCCACATAACAGGCTGAGGGAATTGGCGAAAGCGGCAAACTTCATCGTTTCTGAAATGAACCGGATCCTGTTTGCAAAAGAAGCAACAGAATTAAATCAAACGACTAACTAAACTAACAATTATGATATCATTTTTTGAAGCATCGCTTAAAGAGCTTTCAGTACATCATACCGGTAATAAGCTAATGGAAGAGTATTATAAGTTATCAGATAAACCTTTAGAAGTTTCTGATCAGCTTTTGAACAATATTTTATTGCAATTTTTCCTTAAGCCTTTTGAGAAATCGAACGAAGTTTGCAGGTTATTTCATCCTGGTAAAAATCTACACCTTAATGAAATTTTCCATTATGTTTCCGGCGTATTCCAACATACACACATGTTTCATGAATATTCCGAGCAGATTGCAAAACATCTTTATGATATAGCTAATCATCCGAAAATTAAATCTGGAGAACTTTACGTTGCCTACTTTGAGAAAGTTCAGATCGAGGGTGAGCAGCTGGACGCGATCGGGATTTTTAAATCAGAAACCAAGGATACATATCTAAGCGTGCAGCCTGATCAGGATGGATTCCGTATGAGCTACAATCAGGATGCGATCAGTGTAAATAGGCTTGATAAAGGCTGTTTAATCTTTAATACCGAAAAAGACGAAGGTTACAAGGTTGTAGTTTTTGATAATTCAAAAGCAAATATTGCCGGTTATTGGAAAGATGAGTTTTTGAGATTACAAGTCCGTAATGACAGCTATAATCAAACAACCAACTTCTTAAATCTATTTAAAAGTTTCGTCGTACATAAAATGGATGATAATTATGAGTTAAGCCAATTAGATAAATCTGACCTACTTAACAAGTCTATTAAGTATTTTAAAGAGCGTGAAACTTTCGACGCTGATGAATTTGGATCTGATGTAATATCAAATGAACCGGCTCAAGAAATTTTCTCAAGCTATAAAAAGAACTATGAGGAGGAGTATGAAAGCCCAATAGCCAACACCTTTGAAATTGCTGAAGCTGCTGTAAAAAAAGCAACATCGGCTTTTAAGCGAGTGATCAAGCTGGATAAAAATTTCTTAATAACCATTACTGGCCATAAGGATATGGCTGAAAAAGGTTTTGACGAGGAAAAAAGCATGAATTTTTATAAACTGTATTTTAGGGAGGAGTCGTAATGAATGTAGTAGAATCAATTAAAACAGCTCGAAATCCAGTACTATTGGTGGGCCGTCAAGGCTCGGGCAAAACTACCTTCGCAGAACAAGTGCTGCTAACTTATCCAAGAAACAAACGGACTCGAATGGATACGGAATCCTTTCTTATTTCCTGTAAGCAAGGCGTAATAAATAAACACAAAATTGTAGTCGTAGATGAGATTGCATACAAGAGCCAGATTCGTCAAGTGCTTAATGCAGCCATTGGTCGCGCTTTTAAATTAGTTATGATAATACAGCTGCCGCCAGAAAAAATACCTGTTATCATTTTAAGTCAGTGTGAGATTATTTTAGTTCCTGCAAAAGGCTCTAATAAACGGGAGGAACAGAAATGTATATAGCCTATCAAAACCAAAATATCAATTCATCTATCAGTCTAGATGACGATTCAGAAATTGCCGAGGTTGATATTACTGTAAAAGGTAGCGGTAGTGAGGAAGGATCCCATGTTTTCCAGAGTCTATTACAATTCGATGAGTTCATCGATTCAGCCATATTTATGAGAAATAGGATGGCAAAGAAACTAGGAGGATCCTTAAGAAACACCACCTACTAGACCGATGAAAAAAGTCATGGCCCGCACTTCTGATTTTATATGTGCTGAATGTGGTAAAATTTTCGAAACAGAAAGGCAATTACATGTAGACACTGTAATTGTAACACATAAATCGGAGTGCGGACTATGCCAAAAAAACAAGCTGGTTAAACATATCCGGCATTATAATTATTTAAGAATTTAAAATGGAACAGACAATAAACTACGATCAGTTTAGAAGTATTATGGCTAACCGTGAAGTACATGCTGGTCATGTCAACAAATTGGTCAAAGCTATTCGTGAAAAGAACCTGCTGCACCTAAACCCGATTTTGTGCAACGAGAAAATGGAATTAATAGATGGCCAGCATCGACTGGAGGCTGCCAAAATTCTAAAATTGCCGATTTGGTACAACATGGATGGCAATGTAAGCAAAGACGATATCGCCAGTATCAATAGCAATTCCAGAAACTGGAGCCAATTGGATTACATCAATTACTGGACAATCGAAAAGAAAGCAGGTTTTGATAAACTCAGCTCGTTTTTAAGTGAATACCCTGAAATAAAACCTAGCACATCTATTATGCTGCTCTCATCTGATGGCGTTAGGAATTCGAAAGAACTGCAAAAAGGATTTGTAAATGTTCTGAATTACAATATTGCAGTTGAAATTGCAAATAAACTAAAGTTTTTCAGCAACATATTTGAGTATACTTATGACAGCAAATTTATCACTGCCCTTGCTAAGTTAATGAGCCACCCCGACTATAGCTTTGAAAAGCTAAAGACTCAGGTAGAGATGCAACCAAGAAGCCTTGTTCGTTGTATCGATAAAAAGCAATATCTGGAAATGCTTCTTGAGATTTATAATTATAGAGCGTCGTCCAAAAGAATATCATTCTAAGTTATTCAATTTACAGATTATGAAAAATATGTCAGATAATCCATATTTAGATCGGCCAGTACAAAACCGATTGAGAAATCTACTTCCGAACAGTCAGGAACAAAGTGTCAAACTTAAGGCTAAAAGGATAACCTGGTCCGGAAAAGCTTTAGAGGAAGAACAGTTTTACAATACGGCAAGGGAGCGAAGGGACAATGAAGAAAAATAGAAAGTGAGCTCCCAAACGTTGGGGGCTCTTTCAGCTCTTTTGGTCGTGGAACAAAAGAGCTGCTGCAATATCGTCCAACTCTAAAATTGGATGCTCTTTCAATATCTGCTTGTGGTTCATTCCCGAATCGATCATTTCTATAATGTCCATAACAGTAAACCTATTACCCCTTATAGTAGGTTTTCCTCCCATTAAACCTGGAATAATTGTAATTCGCGGCAAAAGTTCTTTATCCGTTGCCATATTAAAACAACGTTGTTTTAGGCTTTTCAACTTCGACTAAAGCCTCTGGCTTATTTCCAATCTTAATTAACTCCCTATCTACTCGGAATGCTGCCATGTTTGAATCATCGCAAGGGTTCATTAAGTGGATTACCTCTTCTTTACTCGTAGATGGATCTAACCAAGCATTAATCTGGTCATTTGAAATTATTATTGGTTGTCTTTTTTTAACATTGTGGATATCGGCCATTAATTCATTAGCCGGACCAGTAACAATGCTAAATGATCTTATCCATTCCTGATTTTCCGGATTCTGATAGAATGCATAGATACAAGCGAGATTAAAAAATGGGTGTTCCTTTGGGTGGATAAAGTATGGTAATTTATCCTTTTCAACCTCTTTGTATTCAAAAAAACCATTAACTGGCACAATGCACCGCTTAGTCAATACTGAGCCTTTAAACGAAGGTAAATCGAATATAGTTTCGGATTTGGCATTTAACGTGTTGTTACTAAGCTTTACCATATCTGGCAAAGGCTTTTTCCAATTAGGCATTAAGCCCCATTGCATGCGCTCGGTTTGCCGGGCACCGTCCTTTGCGGAAATAGCAACCAGGTTCGGGTGAGCAAAACCGTTTGCATGATAGTAAATCTGATCTTCTAGATCCTTTTCATTTAAAACAGGAGCAGCATAATAATCTGCATACTCGTAAGTTTTGGAAGTTTGGGTGGCTCTATAACACATGATCTAATTTAGCAATTAATATGTATTTCTTCAACATCGGCACTTCCTTCTTTGCCCAGGTAAATAATCAGGTCTTTATCAAACAAAACCACGTCATAGATCTGGTCGCGGATTGTGTTTGCAAATTCCTCCAAATCTATACTAGGATGGGCGATAAGCTTAAGGCTGTCATCCTCGTTCCAATCCCAACCAATCAAATTTTCTGTGTATAGATCTTTTAGAGTAAAAGGGAGATTGTAAATAGCAGCTTGTTCTTTAAGTGCCAATGAGAGGTCTGGAAGTTCATCCTTTAATAATTGATCGTCGGTTTGCCATCCGAATTCTGCTTCATCATCTTTAACCATGGTGCCTAAGTGGGTGTCACCGATAGTAACATGGTGAAATTCGTCATCCTGGTCGATCCGGATTGACATTGGCACCCCAACTTTATTCGGGGTGTAGGTGAAAGTGCTTGTGTGCATAATAGGGATGTTTTATGTCTTTAACCAAATTTATTTAAAAATGGTTTTACTTCCTCAATCTTGGCTTTGCCATTTCTTGGTAATATGTTATTACCTTTTTATTAAATGCTTCTATTTTATCAATCATAATGATCTTTTCTTTCTGAACCTTCTCTTCGAACTGTTCGACCTGTTTGAAAGCAGCTGATATACCAGACCTCGGATCACGGATAGATATATCTTCTAAAAACCGCATAAATGGAATGCTATTAAAATCAGCATTATGAAATTCATCATAAAATTCATCAGGAGTCCACCATTTAAGAGATGATTTATTGAATATCCAGCAATAATTATCCCTAGCCTCTTGTATTACATGATGTGCACTAGAAAATCTAGGAGGTTTAGGAGGTACGAACTGGTAGTTATTCATAGTACAAAGTTTACTAATAATTTTAGTATTTCAAAATGATGTATAAAATATTTTATTATTGAAACTAAAAATTTTATAAGTTTGTATTACCCAAAACACCACACAAATGTTCTTTAACGCTTCGCATGGTATTCTTACACCGGGTAACAGTAAAACCTTATTTGAAAACTTATTTAGCACACTACGTAAAAGTTGAGCCTTACTTTGTTTTAAGCGATACAAGCAGATTCGGAAGTTTCTTGCTAAATAGTTTAAAGCACAAGCGAGATATCAGACCATCAGATCTTAAGATAAAAATTGAAGGCGTTTGCCTAATCGTTTCTATATCCGAATGGTACGAACGGAATTATGGAGTAATTATTCCAAAAGAACATCAGGCTAGATTTAATAAATTTCTGTTTGACGATTTTAATGACCGAATGCTGGATTTCGTATTGCCCAAACTCACTGGAAAAAAGGGAGAAATCCGGAGAGAACTTTTAAAGTTTAGAGATAAATATTCAATATCTGAAGATGAATTAGGGTTTACCACCCTGAAAAAGCAATTCGAACGGGCCATTGAGTATGCAAAACGTTATGAATCAGCATAGTTGATTCAAAAAATAAATTACTCCGCTAAGTGTCACTTATCTTTTAGCATATTTTCTGGTTTTAGAGGTTCAAATCCCTACAATTCTAGCTGTCGTTTACCGGTAAAATTTCTTTAGTGAACTTGGTTTTATGATAACCAATTTTCCACTGCTTAAAACTTACAATCTGGCTGGATTGCTAAGTTTTCAATTTGCTCAGGTAGATAGCATAGTTTCCTATTCAGGTGTGTTCAATGGAAAGGTATTATTTCCATTAACCTTTAAAATTGGTAGCGACTGGTTAAAAGGCTATTCAACGCCCTCTACACTTAATTTTAACGAATCATTTAAAAGTAATGAGCATGGATCGTATTATGAGCAAACCATTTCAGGTTTTGTCCCTGCAGACAAAGCAGATCTCATTTCTTTAATTGAAGAAATGGATAATCAATATTTCGTTTCCCTGGTTAAAGATTCGGCAGGTCAACAAAGGCTAGTTGGAGCATTTGGATCGCCAATGCTTTTTTCGGCCAATTTTGACAGCGGACTTTCAAAATCTGATTCTAAAGGCTTTCAGTTTAAGTTTTATACCGAATCAATCAACCGAGCTCCAGTGTATTTATAGCGTTTTCTGTCGTTTATACCCACTCTTAGCAACAGGACATTTGTTAAATGTTTAATCATACGCTATCTGCAATATTAAAGGGGGCTTGGTTTATTGAAGATCAATTTGCCAATGCACATTTACCAATGGTCTTGGGAATACTCCAGGGCACCGGTAATCTAACAGGTCAACAGTTTCTATCAGGTGCGGGCGAATTTGAAATGCCATTCGTACTTCAGCCGAACGGCAAAAAAGTTAATGCCTATATATATACAAGAAATGGTTTGGTACTCGATGAATCAGCCTTTGTTGTTGGAAGTATCGCCGTTGTTCCATTCGTTGGTCCCTTAATCAAATATGATGGTGACTGTGGCGAGCCAGGAATGATCAAACGCCAGGGCTGGATATCAGAAATGACATCACAGCAAAATTGTGCCGGTTACATTTCGCTATTAGACTGTCCTGGTGGGCAGGCTGACGGTACACCACAGCTTGCCGATTTCATCAAATCAATAAATCTGCCCAAGGCAGCTGTTGTTCTTGGGGGCGCTTATAGTGGTGGAGCGTGGATTGCCTCAGCACATGACAACATCTACTTTGCAGATAAATACGGTCAGTTTGGGTCAGTTGGTGCTTATTCTACGCTGATAGATTATTCAGGCTACTTTGAAAAACAGGGTGTAAAGGTTAAAAGTATTTACCCTGATGAGTCAAAAGATAAAAACGGAGCATACCGCAAAGCTTTGGCTGGCGATGAAACAGAGTTTAAGGCCGACGTTGCTTCACTAGCAATCTTATTCCGCTCTTCTTTTGCCCAAAACCGTGGTAGCAAACTTACCAGTGAGGAATGGAACACTGGAAAAGTCTTTAATGCCGTCGATTCGATCAGAATCGGATTGGTAGATGGAATAAAGCCATTAGAAGAAGTTGCAGCTTCACTTAGATCCGCACCACAGAGTGCTCCGAAAAATTCGCAAAATCAAAATCAAAATCAAAATTCAAATATGAAAAATTTCCCAAATGTAAATGCATTGGTCGGAGTTGAATGTCCTACTCCAACTCAACTGGATTTAGCAAATGCTGACTTAACTGCAGCAGGCCTAACCAAAATTACCCTGGTAACTGAGGAATCGATTACCGAAGCAGCTAATGTTACCACGCTAAATGCAACTTTAACGTCGGACCTGGCTACAGCAAACGCGGCACTAGCAACAGCTAATGCCGCTTTGACAGCAGAACAGACTGCTCATCAAGGCACTAAAGACGCTCTAACTACTGCTAAAGATCAAATAGCAAAAGGACCAGGTGCAAAACATGTAGGTGCTGGTGGAAACGATGAAGTTATCAATGTACAGGATGATGATATCGAAGCCACGTTAGCAGCTATGCCGCATAACAAAGCTGCAGATCAGATCACAGGATAGTAACCCATTAATTAACAATTATAATTTAAAATCAAAATGAAATCTATTTTATCACTTTCGTTAAAAACGTTTTGCTTATTGGCATTGGCGTTTTTTGCTGGTGCCTTCCTGGCTGTTGCTGCTGAGGTACCTGACTATGCAGGTTGGGCCGGTCTTGCAGCCACTGGGCTTTGCTTTATTAAAAATGATGCAGTGAATTTGAAAACGCATCTTTATACTATCGCCATTGCCGATGTTATCACCGAATGGAAAGCCGTATACCGTGCAGAAGGTCAAGGTGTAAAGGATATTCTGTTAAAGCTAATGCAGAAGTCCGTTACGGCAGGTTTCTTTCCGACAAGGATTACGGATAAAACAATCCTGGAGAAAGTAACCGCTGAATTCAGCCGCGTATTACAACGCTTTCAAAAGGATTTTACGCCTATTGGTGGGGTAACCTTCGAACCTACAAAAATTCCTTTGTATAAATTAAAGATCGATTTACAGGAAACACCAGATGAGCTGGAAGAAAGCTGGTTGGGTTTCCTAGCTGATAGTGGCTTAAAGCGTAAGGATTGGCCTTTTGTAAAATGGTATCTAACAAATGCCCTAATTCAGGCAGATAAAGATCTTGAAACAACAGAAATTTATTACGGTGTACCAGGTACAATTACTGCAGGTACCGCGACAGCTGCTGGAACTTCTTTAAAAGGAATTAAAAAGCAGATCAATGAAGCAAATACCGATGGTACATTGATGAAAATTACAATGGGAGCCTTTCCTACAGATCCGTTGGAGTCTGTAGAGTATGTGGAGGATTTCACAAAGCAGATTAACCGTTTGTTACGTAATGAGCTGGATTATATCTTTTTGCAAGAGGATAACCATGATTTGTTTCGTGATGGTATGCGTTTGAAATACAATGCAAATTACAATCAGGTTGATGATACCAAAATCACCAAACTCCGTAACGACAATATCCAATTAGTTGGATTGCCATCTATGGCCGGATCAAACAAGATCTGGACTACTCCATCTTGGAACCGTCAGGCAGGTTTCAAAAAGCCTGGTAACCAATCAATTTTTGAGGTTGAAAATGTTGACCGTAAGGTTAAGGCTTACACTGATTATTACAAAGGCTTCGGCTTCTGGATCCCTCAGTACTTAGTGTCTAACGACGTTGAATTAACCTAGTTTTTAAACTGTGCCGGTGTATGCCGGCACTAACCATATTAAAAAATGTCAACAAAAAAAACATTCGCAACCCTAGATGAGGCTTTAGCATTCATCACAGAGCAGGGGGCTACAATTATTACTGCAGAGAATAACTTAAAAGCCATAGCCCAGGAGAAAACTACTTTGGTTAATGAGCTTAAGGTTTGTACCACTGCAAAAGATGAAGCTCTTGCACTGATCACTTCTAAGGATGGTCAGATTACCGAATTAAACGGTAAGGTTTCAACACTCACTGAAGACTTTAATAAAGTTTCTACAGATTTATCAAATGCCCTGAATGAGGTCGCAACACTCTCGAATAAACTTGATCTGCAGGAAAAACATGGATCTAGTGGGGTTATTGTAACAATCAACAAGAAGAACTATCAGCTTTCTGGGAACCGGTTTATTTCTAAAGGTGTAGAAAAGACCGCTGAAGAGTTAAGCAAGGACACTGAAGAACTTGAGCGTATGCTTAAGATTAAAAGTGATTCCCTTATCGCTTTAGATTAATTAACCGATTATTTAACTCTTTTATTTTAAGATAAAATGAACTCAAAAGCAATATCATGGCCACAGGGCCGCTATAACCCTGGTGGAATTACTAAAGTGTATTATGGCTATCAGGAGGACTTCTTAAGCTTCCCTGCTCTTGCTGATCCGGAGACCGCTACAACATTTGAAAGTCTCGTTACTTATCCTAGCGCGATCACAATGAAAACGGGTAAGCAGCTGTTCGAACTTTACTGTACTGTTGAACAGGGGGAGATTAAATCGAACATGGTCGGTCCCCGTGATGGTAAAGGATACGAAAATATGTTAGAGATCAGTTTCCCTGGTAGTGAAGCTGAATTTTTAGGATTTAAAGCCGCATCTGCTAACCGCCAGTTAATTTTCTTTGTTAAAGAAAAGAATGGTAAGGTACGCGTTTTGGGAAATCTTGAGGATCCTGCATTTTTCGAAACTGACGAATCTACATCGGGAAAAGCAATTGCTGATGGTAGATTATCAAAATTAACTTTTAAAGCATCTGCAGCAACTCCGGCACCGATCTATACCACACCGTTAACATCGTTGCTTACAGCAGCAGCATAATTGATCTGGGATGGCAAAGACTAAGCAAGTATTTGAAAAGTATGATATTGTCGGGGTGGAGCCCGGCATTCATACAATTGCGGGTTTTGGTACCGTAGATTTAACTAAGTTAACCCTGGAAGAGGCAGATAATTTATTTAAAAATAAATTTCCTTTTCTGGCTAAAAAATCAAAATCTGATTCTCCAGAATCTCCTGAATAAGCTCTCTGTTTAGTTAGTTTTAGTTTTAGTTGAAAACCGCTCAGTAATATGGGCGGTTTTTTTTATGTTTGCGGTGCAACTAAGTTTATTGAATACCCCGCTCTACCGGTATAACGGTAAGGCGTGGACTTGCTATATGAGGAACGTGTTCCTCAAAAAGCGGTCAATAGGGGTATTCGTACACTTAGTTGCAGGCCTTACCGTTTTTTAACATGAAAAATCTTTCAGAAGACCAAAAGTTCGACAACAACATTCTTTTTCAGCGGATAGATCTTGTATTTACCCGGGCCAACGACTGGCCGGATTGCACAATGCCACTGCTCACTGATGAAGTTATTGAAAAGGTGATGGAAGAACAGGGCCACTGGTTTGATCATGATCCCATCCTGATCATTACAGTAATGGAAGAAATGAAATTTATTTTTTCGCTGAACGAGATAAATCAAAAGCGCTATTGGTTGGTAAATCCGGCATAGCTAAAAACACCTGTCATTTACCCGAAATAAAGCAATTGCCATTTTTGAAATATGGCAATTGCATCTATAACAGCTTGGCTTAATTCGCCAAATAAAAATTATACCCACGGTAAGTTACTGTATCACCAATACGGCAGTGATCGCCTTATTTTGACAATAATAGAATCAGGTTCGGGAACATATCACTTCAACAAACTTTCTGAAGCGCTCTCTTTACTAAATGAGCAGTCCGATCTTCAGCCCAAACAGATAGTTTATGTTCCACCGGCAGTAGAAGATCCGGATCAGACTGAGGTACCAAAGATCACTTCCCCAAATAGTAAAGTAAAGACAAACCTGGATGATGCACCGCCAGAGATCCGGGCTATCCGTAATGAAAAAAACGAAAAGTTTGCTGAAGCTAGGCATGCTTTAGCAGTTGCCCGGGTTTCTGATTCAAAAGAGCATCGCTTAGAAAAAGCTTTGTTAATCCTGGATAATATGGATATCGTTAATGAAAGTTGGTTAGTGATGGATACCTGGAGGGAAACCGGCAAAATCACAGAGAAACAGAACGAGCAGGTTGTAGCCAGTGTTTCGGAACTCAACCTTCAGCAGCTGTTAACTGAAGAAAAGAATCTTCCCACCTATATTTCAAAAGCAAGAAAAAGACATACAAGACATACCGATCCGGTAAAAAAAACAAAAGCTTTGGCAAAGGTTCAATCATTGATTAGTAGGCTCAACGAAGTGAAAAGGAGGATAAATGAGCTTGTTTAGTAGTAGTGATGTAAAATATAAGGCAATATCCAATAATTGCCCTGTTGTCGGTACAGAAGATTTAAATATTAAGATAGCAGCTGAAGATAAGATATCTTCAATTACTCCAGCCATCTTAAACCTTGAGGAAAATGGTAGTATCTACTTTATGACTGATGGTGCCTGGAGTAATATCGATCTGGTTGAAAAGATTCTTTCCATAACTGGTGGCTGCGAGATCCATTTTTGCACCTGGTCAATCAGCACAGATGCCATTAGGAAATTTACTGACTGGCAGCAAAAGGGATTGATATCTTCCATGTTTGTAATTCTTGATCAGGGGCTCAGTAACCGAAAACCTGAAATCTTTCAGCAGGCATTTGGTGCATTTAAAAACCTGAAGCTTTTAAAATGCCATGCAAAAGTTATTGTTATCCAAAATCAGCAATATAGTTTCACCATAATAGGATCCGCAAATTTTACCAATAATCCAAGAAAAGAAGCCGGATTAATTATCCGCAATTCGAATATCGCTCAGGACAATATCAATTGGATAAGAAAGGAGTTCGAAAATGTATAGTGATGAAATACTTAAGGATGTAGAGCAATTTGCATACGCTTATATGTCTAAATCGGAAATTTCCAGAATAACAAGAATAGATCCTGATGATTTTTTAGATGAAAAAGGGTCTGTATTCCTGGCGTTTGATACAGGTAGGCTAAGACGTAAAGCTGAATTCAACAATGAGGTTATTGCCCTGAGCAAGCAGTTGTCCTCTCCAGCTATGAATATTGAAGTAAGGCTCGCTGAGCAGGCACGATTGGAGGATTTAGGAATATGAACTTAATAGGCAATTTAAGCAAGTACGACAAGATTCAGGCTTATATGACGAATCCTGATGCTGTGATCACTGATCTTTCAGAACACGAGCGCGAAATGCTTGACAGGTGGCAGGAGGCATATACGATGCAGCGTAAATACACTAGTGTTTCTGATACTGTTGCCATCCTAATGAAAAGGTTCCCAGGACTGAGCAAAGCAACAGCTTACCGTGACTGCAGAGATTCAATGAATCTTTTCGGCGATATAATTAAAGCAAAAAAAGATGCAATGCGGAATCTTGCACTGGAGATGGTGAAGGATGGGGCTAGGATAGCCAATGCAGAAAAAGATTCAAAGGGATTAATCAGGGCAGGTCTAGCAATTGCCAGAATTGCTGGAGTAAACGTTACTGATCCGGATCTGCCAGACTTCAGCAAATGGGAACCACACCAATATGTGTTGGGACTTGACAAAGGTTTGGTAAATATGCTCAGGGCTATGACTAAATCCGGAAGAATCGATTTAAGCCAGGTCGTTACAAATATGGGCAATATAGCCGATGATGCTGTGGAGGTAAGTGATGAATCCTGAATTACCTAAAGTAGAACTTGAGCTAAATCTTATGCAGATTTTGCTTGAAATTGCTGAGCAAAAGAATCGGGTAATTCAGTGTGGTAGGGGTAGCGGTAAATCAACAGGGGCAGCAATTGATATCAAAAATACTATCGAAGAAATGCCGAGGTCTAAAAACTTTATTCTAACAGGAACATATCAGCAGGCCCTGACACGTACTTTACCATCTACAATCAAAGCCCTTGAAATGCTGGGATTTTTTAAGGATATACATTATTTTGTTGGTAGAAAACCACCGGTAGCATGGAGGTGGGATGATGCTTACGAACCACCATTAGACCCAAAGCATAGTATATTTTTCTTGAATGGTACTGTTTATGATCTTCTATCTCAGGATACAAATAGCCGTGGTGCAAACTATTGCAACGGTTTAGCTGACGAAGGTCAAGATCTTGATAATGAAAAAACTCAGTCTCAGGTCATCCCTACAATGAGGGCTGAGTTCAAGAGATATGGACATAAAACAACTTATGCCCGGTTCAGTATGTATTGCTCGATGCCCAGGAACAGAAAGGGTGAATATATATTCGATTTCGAGAAGCTGGCCATTGAGCATCCTGATGAGTATTTTTTCTTAAGTGCACCTTCAAGGATAAATGCAAATAATCTACCACCTGAATGGTTTAAGCATCAAAAGAGAATATTACTTCCCAGTGAATACGATATAGAAATTGAGAATAAGCGGCCCAAACAGGTTACTGGTGGATTCTATCCTTTTTTTAATGATGCTATACATAGTTATGTGAACTTTAATAACGACTTTCTCGATGGAATTGTAGATAACAATAACGGTTATAAGCCTGAAGCTTTTGAACACATGAATTGTCTGCAGGATGCAGATCTACTCATTAACAAACCTCTTGAGCTATCAATGGACTATGGTGGTTGGTTCAATGGTATTGTTACTGGTCAAGAAGATGATCGGTACCACTTCCGGTTTCTTACTGCAATATCGATCGATGAGCACAGCTCATTCGAAGATATGCTCGAGCAATGGTGTACTTATTATATTCCACACCGCGAAAAAGTTGCATACTATTGGTATGATCAGACTGCCCTCGATCGTGATGCCAGGTCTGAAACATATCCAGTCATTGTCAAGCGGGTACTGAACAATAACGGATGGACCGTGATAGACCGTTACATAGGGGCTCAACCTTCTCATGATGATCGATATAAGCTAATGGTTAGGTTGTACCAAGGGAATAGTCCAGAACTGCCAAGGGTATCAATCAATAAACATCATTGCAAGTGGCTTATCGTATCTTTAAATAGCGCTAAGGCTAAGCAGGCTGGTGTTGGTATGGAAAAAGATAAGCTGGATGAAAAGAATAGGAAGATTGATCAGCGCACCACAACACACTTCTCTGATGCCCATGATACTCTTATTATGGGTAAGTATGCAGGCAATACGATCATAAGATCATCAATGCCTGACCCAAAAATGGGATAGCATATATATCAATAGGCAAAAGGCTCATCGAAAAAAATCGATGAGCTTTTCTCGTATAAGGGGGCGGTCTGACCGCCTAAAAATGTCTGTGTCCTTAAAAAACTACATCATATTACCATTTTTTTCTCAAAGGGCAATTGCCCTTTTTGGATAGGGCTGGCGGGGGTGAACCTAGGGAAATATGAGACTGGAGAAAAACCTGTCCATATTTAACCTATTGTAATTCAAAATTTTATGCAAAAATTTTCAAAAAAAAATGAGAATCGAAAAAGCATCATTTTTGCTCGAAAAACCTTGCAAATTTGAAAGTATTTTGTTATCTTTAAGTATGGAAACAAAGAAAAAAGCAGGTGCTTTAGCTTTAGAAGCTAACATACCTAATGAGAAAAAAGAGCCGAAACGAGTTAGAATGGTTAACACCAAAGCCGTTAACATTCCCAAAACAGAAAAGCCAAAAGCCATGGCGTTAAATCTAGATCAGACTATTAAGATAATCGAAGACCTACATCAGAAAAAGCGACACCGTGACAGACTGGATACCTACATCAACCGCTTAAAATCTTTTGAGATCGAAATAAAGGCCGAGGAACTTGATCCAAAATCAAATTATTATACAGGTTGCAAACTGGTTTTGACTGATGATAGAAACACAAATTTTGAATTGAAAAACCCGACCCTTATTAATGATGTGGTTAATTATTTATCTAACCGCTTGGGTGACAAGCTTGGGGAGATCGAGGCAGAGTTATTTATTCCCATGTAAAAAAAATACCCTCACAGGTGGAGCTGTGAGGGCTATTAATTAAAATCTTAACGATTAAAACTAAATGGAAGCGCAAGATACAACAAAAGAGTTAACCCCGATACAGGAAAAAAGGGAAATTTTGAAAGCTTTGAGTTTGCAGGTTGCACCGCTCATAGAAATAGGAACTTTTGACAACATAAACAATGCTATAGTTGATTCCTATAAGACAACAGAGCATCAAGAATTTAAAACATTTAAGCAGTGGAAAGCAGACGGCTATTTTGTAAAAAAAGGCATGAAAGCTTTTTTGGTTTGGGGGAGGCCTAAGGGAAGCCAGGACGAAGAGGAAAAAGAAACAGATGCCGAAAGTGATGATTTAAAATTCTTTCCCATCGCATATATTTTTAGCAATGCACAGGTTGAAAAGAAAGGAACCGACCATGTTTGATGCTTTTATTGACCATTTGGAAAACATCTATTGGAAAGGCTATGCCGAACAGCTGGCAAGCGATAATCCCGAACTTTACAATTTCGAGTACGATCAGTTTTTTGCAAACTATAATTAATATTCGGATGCCTTTATGCTTTTTTGCTAGAACTGCTTTTGAGACTGTTTAGGCGTTAAATAAAACAACTGAAAACGCAATCCGCTAAAACCGGCCCGACCTGCTTAGATCGGCGGATTTGGCGTGAAATTTCTACTTTTTTATTTTCTTCAGTCGCCCTGAATAAAAAAGTAGCAAAAAACAAAAGGGGCTAATGTCCGGCACAGCGATTTAGAAATGTCACCAGGCTTAAAAATCGTTGGACTCAGCTAACTTTCCTTTCGAGAATGGCTCAAGTTTAGGACGAAGTATATTCCAATTGGCCATGATTGTATCAAGGTGTTTTTTCGCGATTGGATTATCCTCAAAGAAATTTCCGTCTGGCTGCATACCCAATTCAGAAATCGTTGCAAAGGCATATTCGACATCACAAACAGCTTTTACCGAAACCTCAGCTATTTTATCTAAGTATGGCATTCCCTGATACATAGTAGCGATTACAGCAAGAGAAATTTTTTGCCTCAGGAATGCCGGAGGATGCGTTGAATTTGTGAGATTATTAAGATCGTATGGCTGCTGACCAAATAACCTCCAAAAGGTGTAAGTGGAATAAACATAAAAGTATACGTGATCTTTCATTTCTTTTAATATAGGGTTAAGGATAGCAGGAAATATCCATTTTTCCTTCCTTTCATGTAATAACCTAATAGAATGGTTGATGCTGAATGAGTCTGCATCCATCTCAAATGTCTGGAAATCCAAGTGAGATATCTCAATATCCTCCTTATTTTCAGTAGCATACTCAGGAAAAGAAAAGCCTTCGGCAAATGAAATTAAATAGTCACAATGTCCATTTGTTATATGCCCATACTCGTGTAAAGCTAAACTTGTCAGTGCTTCAAAGGTCATAGTTTCTGATAAAGCGAGGCGAGTTTCATCATTTGGACGAGGAATGTTACTTAAATCCAATGCAGCATTTAGTGCAAAGAGCCCAGTAATCTGGGCATTGAATAATTTTGGAAGTTCAACTTCTTTTGTGATATCACCAATTTCAGGGAGAATATGAGGCGAACACATCATTCTTTCGAATAGAAAAGTTAGAATATAGCAGGTTGAATAATTTATTCCGATCAGATAAATCCCTTTGTAAAATGTAGCCTTGGCATTAATACTCTGATCATTAATGAAATCGATATAATAATCCGGATAATGTGGTTTAGAAATCCTTACACGATCTAACCTATCCCGTAATAACATGAGCGTATCACTCAGTTTTTTATTGCCTTCTGTTCTGAAAAGTCCGCCCCACTTCTTAAATGCTTCGTGAAATATCAATTGCTTTTCCGTTAATTCCGTCATATTGTTTGTTGTTTGGTTTTTAGTCGTAAGTTATTAAACATTGAAATTGTTTGGCGGTGCTATTTTGCTCTTTGCAAACGGAACGAGTTTATCCCTAAGAACATTCCAGTTCTCCATAATGTGGTTTAAGTGCTTTTCAGCCAAGGTTCCCCTTTTAAAGAAATTTTCATCAACCTGCATGCCTAACTCAGAAACTGCTGCAAATGCTTTTTCAACTTCATGAACCGCATCGGCATTATTAGCGGTTATTTTTTTTTGATATGCTTCTCCCTGATAAATGGTGCCGATTACCGAAATAAAAATCATCTGCCTTAAAAAAGCAGGAGGGTGTTTTGCATTTTTAAGATTGCTCAGGTCGTAAGGCTTTTGCCCAAATAATCTCCATAAAGTATAAATTGAAAAAACATATAGGTGGGTGTAATCAGGTATATTTTTCAGGTAAGGAATTAGGTTTTCGGGATAAACCTGGTGATGGATGAATCTGTGCGCTAAAAATAGCATGTTGGTTGTACTAAAACAATCTGCATCCATTTCGAGTGTCTGGTAATCCAAATTTGTAAGTGCATTGGATTTTTCATTCCCATCCTCCGAAAATGAAAATTGTTTAGCAACGGTATTTAGATAATCGCAGTGGCCACCGCTGATATGTCCATATTCATGAAACACTAATCCCGTCATAGCTTCAAAGAGCAAAAAACTCGCAATTGATTCTCTCACACGATCTTTGGGCTTTCTAATATTTCTGCGATCTAATGCAGCATCTAACTCAAAAAGCCCTGTAATCTGGGCGTTGTATAACTTTGGTAGATCTACCTCATTTGCTACGTTCCCAAATTTTACTAGAATATTTTTCGAGCATAGCATTCGATCGAAAATAAAATTTAATACATAACAGGTTCCATAATTTATACCGATGAGATAATGCCCTTTGTAGCATGTTGCCACTGCATTGATATTCGCATTGTCAATGTATGCAATATAACATTCAGGTAAGTACGGTTTAATGGCCCTAAGTAAATCCAGCCGCATTCTAACTATGGTAAGAATCTGGGCCAATACGACCTCATTTTCTTTGAGCTTTAGCAGTCCCCCCTGATTTTTAAATGCTTCATCAAATATTTTTTCCTTGTCATCCAGGTTATTTACTTCTCCCATAGCTTCTCCTGTTTCACTCTAAATCCAGCTTTTTCCAATAGCTCTTCCATTTTGTCTATTGTAATTACTCCAGATTTAAAATGATTCTTTACAGACCATGCTGCCGAATCTGAAATACCTAAATTTTTATGCCAACCTCTCTCCGACACGAGCTGGGCAAATGCTTCCTTAGTCGTCATATTCAAATATAACAAAAACCTTTCATTTCTGCAAGGCTTTAACCTGTCGTTTACCACGATCGCGAATCTTTCGACATTCGTTTTATGCTCGACCTCAATGAAGCTTTAAAGGATATGAAAACCAAGGATTACCGTGATGGAGGCGGTACGTTCTCAATCGCATTCATTACCTGTAACCGCGATAAACGAACTGGTGGAGATATTATATCTATTAAAAACGCTCATTCCTGTGGTTTGCCTCCAAAATGTAAAGGCCACGAAATGCGCGGGGTTAAAGATATGGATACAGGTAAACCTTATGCTGTTCACAATAGACTGATCATTGAGTATAACGGGCATGAAATTTTTTGGATATGAGCGCAACAATTATTAAATCTCAGAGTGGACAGGCTATGTTTATACATGGTGGATTCGGTTCTCAGGCTGCAATTAGCATCACCGGATCAAAGCCTAAGGATCTACCGGATCCGCATAGAAACTCAAAAGCTAGTGAGATTGAGGAAGAGGGAAAAAAGGACTGGGTTTTATATGGTACTAATGATGATTTCCCTAAGACCATTAGGAACCTGATGAACCGCACAACTGTTGGCCGAGCTGGCTTGCAAAAGCTAACCACCAATATGTATGGTCAAAGATTAATCTCCTTTAAAGTAACGGGTTATGGTGATGGTTCTAAAGAAGAAATTCAGTTTGTAAACGATCCGAAACTTAAAGCAATTTTAGGTAGATCGAACATGAAGGTTATACGGTTGGCACAAACACAGGATTATAATTGGTTTGCTTTAGCCTATGCGGAGATTATCTTCACTGACGATAAATCTGAAGTTTATTCAATCAACTACCAAAAGACTGCAAATTGCAGGCTTGCTCCGATAGATCCTCAAACCGGTAGAATTCCTTTTGTATATGTAAATGCAAATTTTCCTGATTGTAAAACTGAAGACTGCCAGAAAATCAAAGTAATCGATATGGTTAATTTTTATGATCAGATCGAGGAAATAAGGGCTGATAAAACCACCCACAAATACATCATGCCATTGATGTGGCCGGATATATTAAACTCCTACTATCCGGTGGCTTCGTGGGATTCAGCCCGTCAAAGCGGATGGCTGGATATCGCAATATCTATTCCAGCATATAAAAAAGCACTGTTTAAAAACCAGATGTCTTTAAAATATGATATCAAGATTCCCATGGAATATTTTAGGTTGAAGTATACCAATTTCGATGCGAAACCAGATGACGAAAAAGATAAGATCTACCAGGACCTTTATGATATGGTTACCGCAAGTTTAACCGGTGCCGAAAATGCACAGAAAGCACTCATGAGCTTCTATGATAACGATCGAAACGGTAAAACAGGTGGGAAATGGGAGATATCTGTGTTGGATGATAAAATGAAGCAGGGCGCTTATGTACCAGATACTGAAGCTGCAGATTTTCAGATTTCCTATGCTATGAATTTAAACCCGGCCGGATCCGGCCAGGGAAGTACCGGCGGGCTCAACGGTGGCGGTTCCGATATCAGGGAAGCAGGCCTTGATCTAAGGGCTCAGCTTCGTGCCCACCGCGATATCCTTTTAAGCTGGTTTGATTTTGTAAAGGCATACAATGGATTGGATGAAGATCTCGAATTGGGAATTCAGGACCAGGTACTGACAACACTGGATAAAGGTAAGGGAACAGAAAAAGTAGTAAGCTAATGAAAATTATATATACGATAGAAGAAGTGCAGGCCTATCTGCCTGTTCAGATGACCAGCGACATAAATGTCGTTGCGCCATTTATAAATAATGCAGAAAGATCTTATCTGAAATCAGTTGTAGGTATTGAACAGTTTAAGGCATTGGTACAGGCTTATGAATCTGCAGGTAAAAATGTTGCTGATATAGCTGATGATGAGGTACGGGAGGCAGTTGAGCTTGCTCAGAAAATTGTGACCACTATTGGATATTTTAAGGCCATTCCTATCCTGGCTGTAAAGATCGGGACCAGCGGCATTCAGGTTTTCTCCAATACCGATACCAAACAGGCTTTTAACTGGCAGGTTGAGGATTTAAAAGAAGCCCTGATTGATCTTGGATATGGAGCAATAGAAGATCTTCTATTGCATCTTGATAGCAATCCCGACAAGTTTGAAGAATACATCAATTCATCCGAATACATCAGTACAGAAGAATTTCTGATTGAAAGCGCCACTGATTTTACCAGGTATTTTAATATTAATAATAGCCGATACATATTTTCCAATATCAGCTACCTGATGCGAAGGATCGAAGATCAGGTCGTAAAAAAAATATTTGGATCCGAATTCTTTAATCTGCTTAAGGAAGATAATCTGCAAGGAAAACACCTAACACTGGCTAACGACTATATAAAGCCGGGCATTGCCCTTTTAACGGCTGCAAAAGCAATCGTGGAAAGGGTTATCACATTTGATAACGGTGTAGCCAGGATCAATCTGGTAGCGAATTATGAGGCAGCCAAAAATTCAATAGTTGCAAACCGCGATCAGGTAAAAGATGCGAACGAGCAGCTGGTGACAGATGGTAATAAATTTTTACAGGACGGGATCCAGTATACGATCGATAATCTAGTGGATTTTCCTGATTACGTGGCACCTGTGAGCAGGGGCAATTACAATGTAACCAATAACCCAGAGGGAGGGGTTTTCTTTTACTGATATGAATGTAGTACAAACAATTATTGCCTATGCGTCATGGTATGATGGGCAAAAAGAGAAAAAGGGAAATGCAGGTTTTATTGATCCGGCATTTGAAAAAGAAATGAGATCTGCAGGTTGGTATAAGGGAGGCCCATGGTGTGCTTTTTTTGTCCTGATGATCTTTAAAAAAGTGTTTAAAGCGCTTCCTGAATTCTATGCGGCAATAGTTGGATCTTTTAATGGAAGTGCAAAACAGACTGCAGACAATGTTATAAAATCCGGGATCCTTGAGACAGGTGACATACCGGAACCTGGTGCAATATGTGTATTTCTGCTCGGAAATGGCCCGTCTGGTCATGAAGTAATTGTTAAAACCGTCGATTTTAAAAATAATACTATGTATTGCATTGAGGGTAATACAAACGGAGCAGGAAGCAGAGAGGGTGAAGTTGTAAATGCGAATAAGCCCAGGACAATTAAACGGCCCTTTCAGCCAAATGGCTTAAACGTTTACAAATACATTTATCCAAGATTAAAAAAATAATATGTCTAACGCTCAAGAAAAAGAATTTGCCGCTTTTGGCATCATCAACAATAAATTAAAGGCAGGCCTGGTAATCGGCCTGCTGAGCCTATCCCTGACCTGTAATGTTTACCTGGTTATAAAAATTATAAATATCCAGAGTGGACTTTATGAGAAAATGTTGGACCGTGCAGATAAGGCTGCGCGGAGCCAGACGGAAAAGATCCTTGAGCAACCAATAAAAAATATCAACCGAGCTGCAGCCAGGGTAGATACTGCTGTGGATGTTTCTGTCGCTTCAGCAAAAACTGCTGACAGTGCCGGAAGGGTAATATTAAACTATAAAAAGAAAAAGTAAAATGAAAAAACTAATCATTGCCGTTTGCTTAATCATTTTAACAGCGGCATTCGAACAAAAGGCAGCAAGCACTGTAAAGCTTCAAAAAAATGTCCCAAATGCAGCCTCGTCTTTAGACACGCTGGCGAATAAACTGGAGTACTTAAACAGCATCCGTAAGCCATGAAAAAGAGTACGATCATTATTGCCCTGTTGATGGTATTTAGCAGCTGCAGTATTTTCCGGAATAAAGAGAAAAACAAGAAAAAGGAAACTATCGACAGTGTTGGTGTCTCAAAGCGTTTTAGCAAGTCGATTGATACAAGCTCTTTCAAAAGTTATCAAAAGGTAACTTTGTATTTTGCACCAGGGAATTCCGATAATTCCGAAAATTCTGCTAATTCCGGAAATTCCGATCTTGGAATTTTAAACTATGCATCTGGCTTGATGGAAGCCGCAAGGCAATTGGCCAGCTCGAGCCAGGGCTTAAAGGACAGCACGCGAACTGGTGTCTCTGCACCTGGCAGTCTACCAATTAATAAAAAAGTTAAACCCGCCAAAAAGCCAACAGGTTTGGGTAACCTGATTGCAGCGGTTTTCGAAAGCGGATCTGAACAGAAAAACGGAAAAGCTGAAACCAATGCCGCGCAGGATAGCAGCGCGCTAAAAAAAGATAACAAAACAACAGATGTTAAAATTGAAGGCAATTCGAAAATGTTGATAGTTTCGGGCGTGATCGCAATATTTATTACTGTAATTATTGTGATATTCGTGTTCCTTTATATTAAGAGCAGAAAATGAGATCAGTGAGCGGTTCTTACCCTAAGAACAATAAAGAGGTTAAATTTGAAGTTGCAATCCCATCCGGATGGGAAGATCTTGACAAACATCAGTTTGCCAGAATGATTGAAGTGCTGCACTTTCGAAGGGCCGACCGATTTACGATTTCAATATCGTTATTGGCATTACTTTTTGGCTCAAAAAACTTCCCGCTATTAAATGAGATTTCAAAAGTTAAACCGCAAGCAAAAGACGATCTGTCCGGTGATGAGTTGTTACATATGCTTATTCCGCTCACAAATTTTATATTCGAAGAAAAGCCACCGGTAAAAAACTATTTTCCTGAACTAAATTTGAGGAAGAAAAAGTTTATTGCTCCAGCTGAAGATCTTTCAAATATGAGTTTCGGCGAGTGGTGTTTTGCCCACCAATATTTAACCTACTATTCTATCACCAATGACAATCAGTGGCTTATTAAGTTAATTGCAACTATTTATAGACCGGTAAATCCAGAAGAAAACCCAAAGAGTGCAAATTACTCTGGAGACCAACGTGAGGTTTTTAATGAAAATTTGATCGAGCAAAGATCGCTTAGTGTTGCAAACATTGCTGGTCACATGCAGTTAGCAATTTTAAGCTGGTTTTCCTGTGCGGTTAACCAGGTTGCAGAATCTAGGCCACATGTATTTCCACCTCCACCACCATTTGATCCGGAACAGCCTGCTCCTGAAATGGAACCTGATAAGAGCCGCACCTGGTTAACGGTATTCAGGGAACTCCTTGGACCAAAATGGGGAACAACGGAAGAGCTTAAAGTTACAAATGCAATGTTTGTTCTCGATGAATTAGAGGATAAACATATCGCTTTTGAAGAGGCTAAAAATCAGAAATAGCCTGTCGTTTATCGCGAAGCTTCAGCTGGCGATATTCGTATATGCAAATCACTCCACTAAAAGATCGATTCGAATTCTACGCTAAAAATCTGAAGGAGATTGGCCACAATTCTTCACAGATAAAAGAAAAAGCATTCTTTCACGTAGACCTTGAGGAAATTCAGCAGGCTTTATCCGAAGGGATAAAATTCCCTGCTCTTTATCTACAAACACCAGAGGTTGAAAAATCCGGTGTTTATGACAATATGAGTGAAATCTTCGATTTTACTTTTGTAGTTATGATGAAAGGTACAGCTGACAAAACCGCTCTGTACGATCAGGCAAAGATGATCAGCGATAAAATCATCAATCGTTTAATGCATGATGTAAATACCGAAGTTTTACCAGGCGTAATCTCAGGTACCAACGAAGGTAAATTTGGACCGGTTGGTGATTGTCTTTATGGATGGGCAGTCAGCTGCTCAGTATCCGATGGATACAATGCTGAAGTAAATTCGATTGACTGGGAGGATCTTGCATGAGCATTTCATTGTTAACCCCACCAGCTGATCATTCTTTCAGTAATAATTTTATAACAGCTAAGTTCATTTGTGCTGGTTATATTCAGCAGCAGGGTGTAAAAGCCGTCAACCGGATGCTTTTTAATACTTTCCCAAACATTGGGGTTTCTTTGACAATTGGTTACGGAAATACAAGCGTTTCATTAGCTGCTGCTGCTACTCCAGATGATAGCGGATCTCAGTTCCCCGCCAACGCAACATCAACGGCGCAGATAGTTCCATTTTTAAAGAAAAACTTTTTCCTTAATAAAGATTTCGATATAACCAGCACGACAGATTCTATCATTCTGACTGCAAAGGAAAAGTCATTCGGTTTTGATATCACCATTATCGCGAAGATTAATGAAGACATCAGTTTCATAATAGATACAAATGGTATTTCGGAAATTAAAAAGCCTAATTATACGGTAAACTTCAGGCTTTTTTTGGAGAATTCACTGCACACCGGCTTTGAGCTTATCTATTCTGCTAACCTGCAGCTTTATAGTGATCAGCCAGGTGTTGCAATAGCCCCGATTGGTGATAAGATCCATCAACGCATCTCAGCGGATATTGATAAGTATGGGTTTGAAATACCTCAGCAAACGTATTTGGATTGTAAGGTCACTTGCAGAAAATATTATTTTGAGTTTGCCGAAAGTTTTGGTGAAAATGTGCAGGTGCAAAAGATCAATACTTCTACGACATATAATGTAATTCATGGTGGATTTAGCTTTCAGGCAGGCACTAATAAAACTCTTGCAGGAACCCTTTACCCGGGTTCCGCTCCTGCAGATCGCTTTTTAAAACAGAGCAATAACCAATTTACCCGTAGCGATCAGCCTCAATTCCTCTACTTCTATAATATTAGGTCAACTCAGGCAACAGCAAAATTAATGGTTAAAAGAATATTTACAGACGGTTCGAGCGATGCTGCCACCGTCTTTTCATTCTCGCTTGAGCAATATCGCAAATATGGGTTTAATGTCAGTTACGGGAATATTTACACTGGACCAAAATCCTTAGACCGTTACGAAGTGTATCTAACTGATAGCTCTGATGCCAGGATCTCTGAACGTCAGGTTTTCTTTGTGAAAAGAGATAAGCAGCGTTTTGTACGCTATTTTTTAAACTGGAGCAGCTGGGGATCACTGGATAGTAGGTGTTTTACCGGCAAGGGACAGCCAACATTAAACATTGTATATGAAAAATCAGAAAGGGTTCTCCAGGACAATTATAAATTGATCAACGGAGATTCTAAAATATTCGGTAAATCTGGTTATGAGAGTTTTAAAGCTTCAACCGGTTTTAATGATCTATCAGTAATTTCATTTAATAAAGATTTCTTTCTTTCGCCTCTGCAGTTTCGGTATATATCAAATACAATTTTACCGATTGAAGTTACCTCCCAGAGTATTGATAGCCCATCAGATTCGGATTTTCTGTATACACAGTCATTTGAATACAGATATCTCTATTCTGATGATCAATATTCTGAAACCGATGCCGTCGACAATTTTAGCTTTAGCGGTTCATCACTTATTCCCCAGGTAATTCTACCAGTTCTGATTGATACTGGTACACCTGCTCATCCCTCATTTAACATTTTACAACAAAAAATCTTATAAATATGTTACCAACAGTATTAGAAGCCCGAGTTAAAAACCTTATTCAGACCGAAGCGGAATGGTTGATCCAGGATCCGGTTATCTTAGATGGTGAGATCGCGTACGTCCGGTTTGGAAACTTTGTTAATACCAAGGCAGGAAATGGAACCAAAAAATTCAGTCAGCTTGACTATAATTTAGAAAAACCTGCGCAGCCAACAGGTGTTCTAAAACCAACCGATAACCCAGGGGCTCCAAACGGGCCACGATTTTGGTTTGCTGAAAAGGCTGTTTATCCACACATTGGTTTAGAAATTACCGGAGATGCAGGGATTATTGTTGATAATGGAGAATCTTACAGTGCTGCGAATTTTAATGTTAACCTCATTAACTATGAAACAAAGCAGGAGATTAGAGAAAAACTTTCTTCTGGATTCATAAAATTAAACCAGGGTAGTATTGATTTTAAAGAATCAAAATGCTTTTTAGAAGATACTTGGACCATTGAGATGTTTATAAAAATAACTGATGCCGTATCGACACAATCGCTCATTTACAATGGGGAGGGAAATCCGGGTATTTTAATCAACGCGAATAGAATCTCAATCGCAAAGGCAGATATCATTAGTGCTGGTTACGTCGATATCTCATCATCTTGGGTGGGAAAATTGATTTTCATTTCAGTTTCGTTTGATGGTGAAGATCACTTGGTTATGGTGGATGGGATTCCTCAAACCTTTAATAAGCTAAATTCTCTTGAATACGATAAAAAATTCAACACGCTTAAAATAGGTGCTTACGCGGATAACACCTTGTTTTTTACCGGTGATATAGCATTATTCAGAATATTCAATGTTGATCTAAGTGAGGAGGAAAGTGTGAAAAATTTCAACCAGGGTTTGCCACATCTGTTTACTGTAAATAAAGGTGTTGATCTAGCAATTGAGCTTCTTCCCGAAAACCTTTCTCCAATCCAATGGGAAGATAGCTCACTTAACAGATCAATCGGATCATTAAATGGATATTTTTTGGCTAGTGCCAATAAACCCATTCCATCCAGAGCATTATCAACCATTGCTGGCGTGAAACTTAAAGATGGTGGATTTGTAAACGTCGAACCGAAAGCATATTTCCCAAATGGAAATGAATGGAGTATAGAACTCAACTTGAAATTATTAAATATTACCAATGGGCAAACAATTATTAACTGTGGGGAGTCCAATCCTTTATTGTATCTAGAAGACGGCCAGGTTAAGTTAACAAAAAATCAAATTGCTCTTGCGATTGAGTTCGAAGTTTCTCAGTTTCTGAATCTTGAAAAGTTTTTAACTATAACCTATAAAGATAACCTTTTCAAGGTATATGTGAATGGATTAGTGGTTCCGCATACACCTCTAAGCACACCCAATTTTAACGGCGGAATTTCACCAATTATTATAGGGTCTTATAATGGTATTGATCAAAATGCGGATGTTGAAGTCTATCTTTTTAGGATCCACAACAGAGCACTAACGGAAAAGGAGGTAAAGACCTATTACAATAATGGTTTTCCTAGCGAATTAAAAGTACTAAAGGACGCATCACTCAAATTGGAACTAATTGGAAGCAATGCAAGCGTGTCATCCTGGTTAGATAGCTCAACCACTATGAGTAAAGGTATTATGAGCAATGGAGCTAAAAGCCTTTCAAATGCGGTGCCGACTTCTTTAACTCAAACCGTTTATGATTTTCTTTCTATAGTTCCTACCGATATTTATATTGCTACATTTTGTGAAATGAATATTTGGTTTGATTCTATAATTCCAAGTTATGGCAAACAATACCGAATCAATGTTGCTGCCCCAAAGGGTGAGTCAAGAGAGCGGTGTTACAGGTATCAACCTGCAATTCCAGAGGATTTTAACATAACTATTCAAGTACAGGACCTATTAGCAAATGTATTAGAAAGTAAAGTTGTTACAATCCACGCAGTCGATAAGAGTGCTGGATCCGGTATTATTCAGATTAAATGTACAGGAGATAGCAATATTGACAGTCTAAACGCTGTGGATTTTCCAGCTTTGCCGGACGGTAGGGATAGATATGAGATGATGAAGGAATTAAATAGGCTTTTGACAGTATCAGGCGGATTTACACCTCTTTTCTTAGGGGCTCGGGGCACCGCTCCATATAACCATCAGGCACACTCCGGTTATTCCTCGGAGCTATTTATTACCAATAATCCTACTTATCCAAACCCATTTTGGGATTTAACCAACAGTAGAGTAGATATGCGCAAGTGGATGGCCGACAACTCAAATTTTGGTGGAAGTGATAGGATCGATATTGATTTTTACCAGATAGGTATCAATGATCTTAAATGGAACCAGAAACCAGCGCAGGAGGTTTTGGATAATATTAAAACGTATGTTGCCAATATGCATCATGCCACACGTGGCTATCCGGACTGCAAAATAATAATTTCTCTTTCCCAGTTTACTGGGCTCACAGCGGAGGGTTTTGCGTTGCATTTTGGTGCGGCCAGTGATTTTAATCTGTTTGGAAAAAACATGCATTTACTTCATAAGCTAATCGTTAGTACCTTTCACAACAACCCAGCTTATCCAAATTGTTATGTCTCTGCCAATATGCTTTTTGTTGACCGGAAATACGGATATCCTTTCGATTCAGTAAATGTTTCGGCAAGAAGTACTGTACAGGAAATGGAGTACATCGAGAGCGTACACCCTAACCAGTCTGGGTATCACCAAGGTTCGGATGCAACCTTTTCGAGAATCAAAAGCTTGGTATAATGATCCAGATCATCAATAAAGCAGGATTAACTGCGCATCTCAAACCCGACACATCTATTCCAATTGAGCGGAATAATCCGCTCTTTTTGGAAAACGATGACCTTTTCGAGGACGTAACCTACTCATTTGTGTTACCAGCAGATGAGAGCAATAAAGTGTTTTTAAGCAGCGGCCATCTAGTCGAGGCTGCGAACAGCGTTTATGAAATAGAAGTTGAAACCTTGGTATCAGGACATCCTTTTTTTGCTGGTATACTTAGATATAGCTACAATAATCCGGACTTTAAAGCTTTACTGATTATAAATTATGGTGTGATATCGGATATCATAAAAAAAGCAAGTCTTAGAGAAGTGTATTTTGCAGATGGTTTCAACGGATTCACACAGGAAGCTGAAGAGGCCTTCATGAAAGACACCTGCGAGAATCCGCAAAAATATCCGTTTGTTTTTTTTCCTGTTAAAAATGAGGATTGGTTTTACAACGAAGGCAATCCCGGACAAACATTTAATCCCAGGGTTAACCCGTGGAATACGGCAGAACAAAGGTTCACAATAAACCAGCAGTTTTTGGGAGAACAGACGTTACAAGCACAGTATTTTAGGATTTCCTATCTTCTTACTATTATTTTTAAGAACCTGGGATTTACCTGTAATGGGAATTACTTTCTTTCCGATGCAGGTAAGAACCATTATCTTTTTCATCCATCAGGGCGATCTGCAGCAGCTGATACTCAGTGGTCGCCAACAAACTTTTTTCTGCCAGATATGAAGATCGTTGATTTTCTCAAGCAGATAAGGAACCGGGAGAAACTTTGCTACTCGGTTGATTTTTTAAATAAGATCGTAACAATCGAGAGTGCAGAAACAATTTTAAATAACACCTACGATGTTGATCTAACAGACTATATTAATAAAATAACTGAGATTGCGATCCCGGATAAATCTGGTTACACCGTATCTCTAAAGAGCGATGAATCCGATAAGTTAATGAATATTTCGAGCGGCAGCACCCCTGTATTTGATTCACCTTATCAGATGATAATCAATTCTGGAGAAAATGTTGTAGAGCTCGATGTGTCAACTACCAGGGAAGAATATGTAGATACTTATAAATATTATATTCCTGTCGTAAAGCGTAAATCTTCCCAGATATATCCTATCAGGATTTTAAAATATGAAGGAATGAGGACTTTGGAGGGTGGTTTGAAATTCCCGGAAGCCAGGCCGTTAGAATTAAACGAAAAGGATGCGATTTGGTATAAACTTCTAAATGATTCCAAATCCTGTATTTTACATGGTTCAATGCCCGTTGAATTTCTTTCAAAACTGAGGAGTTTTGAAAAAGTAAGGTTTGTTTCAAAGGAAGGATTTTTAAGTTATGCGATTATAAAACAGATCAAATATTCTCTGACCAATAGAAGCGATATCGTTAAAGTGGAAATACCTGTAGTAACTATGGTAAGCAGTTACGAGAGCCGGGCCGTATTCCTTAAAACTGCAGATCCTAATATTAGCTTACAGCAGGGATCCATAAAGTACAAAGCTTTCTATGATCCAAAAGTTAACGGTTTTAATGAGCTTGAAGCAATTCGTGTTGACGATCCGAACACTTTCACCAGTACTAAAATTTATAATCCTACGAATAAAAATGGAATTGGCGGAGATATCGGGTATATGAATCAGACAAATGGGAATGACGCTCTGCAGTCAGATTCTGAGATAAGAATCTATAGTAAAATCCCCAAATATGCAATTGTGGGAGGTCAACAGATACCTTTTGTAGCTGGTTCAGGCTATTATTATATTCAACCTGGTAACCTAATTTTTAGAGATAGGAACCCTGTATGGATTGTCTTTTAAACCCTGTCGTTTACCAGCCTTTTTATTCGCACGAAATTTAAGCATTCTGAAATATCAGGATGCTTTTTTTATGAATACGTCGGAATTTAATCAGGGTGTTTCAGCTTGGAGCAGTGGAACCAAGAGAAAAATAAAGTTGGAGGTTTTGCGCCAGGTGTTAAATATTGGTCCTGGTCACAATAATCAGCAGGTTGCAGTCCGCAAATATGCCGGCGAAGCTTCAAAAATTAATTTCTCCTTTCCGTATTACATGCTTTTCGTTCACAAAGGCGCAGGCCGCGGCTACGGTGGAAATAAAACCGGACTTTTTACAAGAGCATCAGGAAGAAAAGGAACTACCAATCCATTAAGCATGGGGAAAATGGGAACTGGTAGACGAAAACCTAAGCCTTGGTTCAATCCGATCGTAGAAAGCCAGTTTCCAGCTTTGGCTGATTTAGTGGCTACCTATCATGGTGGTAAAGTGATGCTAAAAATCGAAAAAATTCTGATCAAATAATTTAACAATCTCATGGCATCAGGGACTACTCCTAAAAATATAAAAGCCAGTTTATACATTGATGGTAAACCGGCTGAAGCATCTCTTAAAAACATTCAACAAGTTGCACGTACGCTTGAACGCGAACTGCAGCAGCTTACCATTGGTACCGAAGCCTGGAACAGAAAAATGGCGGAGGTGCAGGCTCACCGCCGATATCTCCGTGAAGTTCAGGATGAGGTGCGCGGTGTTGGGGGTGCATTTGCCCAGATGCGGGAAGAGCTCGGTAAGTTCGGATCCCTCGCGGCCGGGTACCTGGGCTTCCAGTTTATTACGAGCCAGTTTCAGGGTATTATCGCCGGTAATGCTAAACTGAGCGATAGCTTGGCCGATATGCGCCGGGCAATCGGACTTTCTGAAGCTGGTGTGCTCGATCTCGATCGGAGTTTAGGGAAACTCGATACCAGGACAAGTAAAGCAGATCTTCGTGGAATTGCAGTTATTGCAGGTAAACTCGGTGTGGCCAGAGGCCAGATCCTTTCATTTGTGGAGGCTACCGATAAATTAACTGTCGCCCTGGGTGACGAGCTTGGAAATTCGGACCAGATCACCACACAGCTCGGCAAGATCCTGAATGTATTTGATGGTAAGGTTACGGGAGATAATATAACAAGGTTAGGTAATGCAATGGTCGGACTGGCTAATGCCGGTGTTGCTTCAGCTGGATTCGTCACGGACTTTACGCAGCGCCTGGCACCAATGGCCGATATCGCTAATCTTGGCCTCGGTGCCACAATGGCTTTAGGTGCCGGTATAGAAGAATTGGGTGGAAGAAGTGAAAGTGCAAGTACTGCAGTTACAAAACTATTGAACGATATCGCTTCTGATCTTCCAGCTGCAGCTAAGATCGCCAATGTACCGCTTAAAGAATTTACCAAATTATTTGCTGATGAGCCGCAAGCTGCTCTATTAAAATACTCTGCAGGTTTAGTTGCCAATAAAGATGCATTTAGTGATGTAGCTGCAAGTTTAAAAGATGCCGGTGAAGAAGGAGCCCGTGTGATCAGCACGATCGCAATGCTAGGTAACAATACCCAATTCTTCACTGATAAAGTTGCTTTTGCCAATAACCTCCTAACAGACTCAACCCTGATCAACGAAGCTTTTGCTCTAAAAAATCAAACTTTGGGAGCTGAAGTTGACAAAGTTGGAAAGGAATTCAATAAACTGGGAACCAATACCACATTGGTAAATATGCTTACCCGTCTCGTTTTCTTGACCAGTGACACGATTAAATGGTTTGGCCGGAATAGCGCTGCCATTGCAACCCTGATGAAATTGGTAACTATTGCAGCTGTTGCCTGGGGAACCTACCGCATTTATTTGATGTTGGCCAACAGTTCGCTCGGATCTCTGATCATTAACCTGGTTAAAGGTGAAACGGTCATGGCCCTGAGCAGGACCGCAACAATTGCGTTAGCCGGTGTTCAGGCGTTACTTGCTGGTAATATGACAAAAGCAGCTCAAGCAATGAGGCTTTTAAATGTTACTATGGCTGCCAATCCGGTTGGAGCGGTACTAGCTGCCATCGTGGCCATAACTACTGCTATTGTTCTTTTCTCCGGATCCGTTACCAATGCTGCAAAAATTCAGCAGAATTTCAACGATATCCAAAATGAAACTTTAAAGGCCACCACTGAAGAAAAGAATAAAATCAATTCGCTTCTTTCAGTCTTACGTGATGAGCATTCGACCAGGGCACAGAAGTTCGCGACAATTAAACAGCTCCGGGATATAATGCCGGCTTATCTGAAGGACTATTCTGATGAAGAGATTTTGGCGGGCAAAGCTACCAGTGCAATTATGGCTTATGTTGCTGCAGTGGAGCAACGTGCCAAAGCTGAAGCAACCGGTAAAAAATTAGCCAGCATCGATGGCGATATCGCCGATATCGATACCAGGTTAAAAAATGGATATAATGCCAGCGCGACTTTCGGTGAAGTTGTGAAAAGTAATTTATTATCGGGGATCTACATGGGCGGGAACAGCTGGGCAGCTGAACTGAAAGAAAAGAAAGCTGCTTTATTAGCTCAACAAAAAGAGCTACGCGATTCCTTATTTAAAGAAACTCAGAAAACTTTGGGAGAAAACACCGGTGGTGTCAATGCCGACCCGAATGTGAAAAGCCTTGATTCATTAAAAAAGAAACTGGAAGAGCTCACCATTGCAAGAAATCAGGCTGCTCTTGGTAGTAAAGAGTTTTTAAAGTTAACCGCTGAAATGAAAGCGATCCAGGCGGAAATTGATAAATATGATCCCTCAAAAAATAAAAGTGCCAACAACAAAGCTCAGACTGAAAAAGATAAAGCTAAAAGTGCATTTGATAAAATTAAGGAAGAGACTAAAAAATTGAATGCATTTACTCAAGCCGAGCAAAAAAGTGCCAATGAAAAAGAGGTTTCGCAGACTGAGGATAAATATAATGCTTTAATCGCCAAAGAGGTTGCGTTTAGAAATATGAAAGGTGCAACACCAGAACAGAAAAAAGCATCCTTGGCAAACGAACAAGACATTGCTAACCAGAGGAAAGTTGCAGTTGATGAATTAAGAGTTAGACAAGAAAATGAAATGCTTGTCAAAATCAACAATCTCCGGACTAAATTTGCCGATCTTCATGAAAGTGAGTTACAAAAGCAGGCGAATGATATTAACAAGTTTTACGATGATTTGGAACGTGAAAACCTTGGAAATGAAAAAGCTATATCAGCACTTAAAACCTCAAGGCAAAAGGAAATTAATGCTGCAGAACTTCGAGAAAAAGAAAGACTAGAAAAAGAAAAATCTGAGTTAGAAGCAAAATATGGCACCCTTGGTGGAAGTAAAGCTCAGAATCGACTAGCTGAAATAAATAGACAGTATGACGAGGAAATTATAGCCCTTAAAGCAAAATTTTCTAGACAGCTGCAGGCGACTAAGGCCTTCCAAGACGCCTTGGCCTTAATTGAAAATAATCGACAAGCTGCCATTAGAGCCGAAACGAAATCAACAGAACAAGATAAAAGGGATTTTCAAATTGCTATGGCTCAAGAAGTATCTAATGCCGCGTTTACAATTGTTTCAAATGGCGAACAGGCTAAACTCGATCGTACTCTGAAGATGCTGGATACCCAAAGAACTGCCGAGCTCGACAACAAAGATTTGACTGAAGAACAAAAAAATCAAATCAATGCTAAGTATGATGCACAAATTAAGGAAGAAAAAATAAAAGCCTTCAAGGCCGAGCAGGCGCTATCGATAACTCAAGCACTAGTAAATGGAGCACTTGCTGTTACCAAAGTGATGGCTCAAACGGGTATTCTTTCTCCATTCGCCATTCCAGCAATCATTGCTGGAACAGCCCTGCAAATTGGAATTATAGCTGCTCAGAAACCACCTGAGTATGCAGAAGGCGGAATGACCAATTCTGATCCTGCCGGTTATGTGAGCAGTGCAACCGTGTTTAACAATTCTGCATCTGGTAGACCATTCGTAGCCGGAGAAAAGGGTAAAGAGTGGATAGCTCCTAATTGGATGGTAACAAATCCACGCTATGCAAATATTATAGGTTCTTTAGAAATTGCAAGGAAAGAAAAACGAATTTATGCAATGGGTGGTTTTAATGACGGAAATACAAATACTACTGCACAGTATTCTAATCCTGAATACAATTTCAGTAAACTCGAGAACATGATTACAGCCTTCATTCAAGAGCAAAGTAGGTTTAATCGTCTCCCAATTGTTAACGACTATTCAGTCAAGGAAGATTATGAAAGAAAACTGCAGAATGATAGAGCTGCCCAGATAAGTTAAAAGAAAGCCTTGCAAATTGCAGGGCTTTTGCTATTTTACACTACCAAAACTTAAAAAATGAATAAAATCTATCTGACGCTTTCGGTATTACTGATTGGTATCTTTGCTCGTGCGCAAGATTTAACGTTACCACTCGACTCCACAACTAAAAAAGTCTCTTATTCAGAAGTAGTAAATGTTTCCAAAACTAAGAATCAGCTTTTTGATAATACTTTGGAATGGTTTGCCGTATATTTTAAATCAAGTAATGATGTAATTCAGATTAAGGATAAAGAATCTGGTAAATTCGTGGCTAAATTTTTTATCCCTAACGTAAATAATATTCCGCCGACCTCCGTTTCTATTCTTATTTTCTTAAAGGAAAACAAATATAAATACATATTTAATGATGTAATTTATGTTGGTGGTTCTGGAACCAAGTCTTGGGGCCTTGAAGAAAACCCCACAATCTGGCAAGCAGGTTTAACTAAATCAGGTATTAAAAGTATCAAATCAACCGCCAATACTTCGATCTTAAATGCAATTGAAAGTTTAAAAAATTATCTTGCTAAGAAGGATGAGTCTAATTTTTAA